CTGGTTCTCCGGGTTGCCCATGAACTCGGCGACCTTGTGGACCGCCAGCGCTAGGTTGTCCCAGGCGTCCGTGCTGCCCGCCTTGGTGCCGAACAGGATGTTGATCACGTCGCCGGTGATCCTGGCGAGGTCGGTGAAGATGTCGAAGAGCTTGCCGGTGATGTGCGTGGCCTTCTCCATGAAGGCCGCCAGCTTGCCGTTCTCGTCGATCTTCTTGATCCACTCGGAGAACTGCGTAATGATCCCCGCGAGCTTCTCGCCCAGCATCTTGATGAACGGCGAGGCCGCGGCCGACAGCCGGCCCCAGGCGTCAACCAGAGGTCCGGCGATGGCCTGACCAACATCGCCCAGCGCAACGCGGAACGCGTCGACCCCGGTGGCCGTGTTCTTGATGAACTTCGGGTCGGACAGCGAATCGAACGCCGTCCGCACCACGCCGTTGATCGTGTCGGCCATGTCACCCAGGCTCTTGTGCAGCTGGGGCAGCCACCGTTCGGCCATGACCCGGAGCTTCTCGGCGAGCCCGGCGAAGAGCCGCTCCTGGATATCCAGTCGCAGCGCATCGAACGCGGGCTTGAGCCGCTTCAGTTCGTCGAGGAACGCCTGCGCGCTCCTGGCAATCTTCGGCAGCTGAATGCCCAGCCCGCCGCCGGCAGCCGCACCAGCCCCGGCGATCTTCTCGTTCAGCGACTTCTGCGCATCGGCGAGCTGCTGGAGGGCGAGCTTGTGCTGCTCAACCGCGTCGGAGACCTGACGCTGGGCGTCACGCTCCTTCTTCTTCGCGGCCACGACAGCGTCGCTGCCCTCGACGCCCTTCTGGGCCGCCTCGTCGCTCTCCTTCTGCAGGTCCTCGGTCTTGTCCTTGGCCTCTTCGAGGCTGGCGGCCTGCTTGTCGACGGCGATCTGCGCCCGGCGGATCTCGTCCGGGTTGCCCCGGGCCTCGGCCAGCGCCAGCTGCATGCGAGCCTCGGCGAGGCTCTGGACCGAGTCCTCCTCGTCGGCACGGGCCGAGGCCAGCGACCGGCGGACATCTTCGATCCGCTCCTTCTCGTCTTCCCGTGCCTTGTTGAGGTCGTTGGTGGCCTCGGTCAGCGCCTCCTGGGCGTCCGCCACGTCGCGGGCTGAGCGGGTGACCGCGCGCTGCGCCGCCTCGACGGCGCGCAGCTTCGGGGTCATGTCCTGGACGCCGCCCCCACCGCCGCCCCCACCGCCCCCTCCACCGGAGGGGTGGTTCATCGCCTGCCAGTTCTCGGCGATGCCGCCCATGCCGAGCTTGAGGGTGAACAGCGCCGCGATGGCGCCGGACAGGAGCCCGGGCAGCGCCGCGGCCGCACCGCCCACGGCGTAGATGGCCGGCGCGGCGAACATCATCGCCGCGGACACCTGGAACGCGGTCATGGCCAGCTGGGCGTACGGGCCGAGCGAACCCTGCACTGAGCCCAGCGCGCTCGAGAGGGAGCCGCCGAACCCCGAGACGGAGCTGCTGATGCGGGAGAAGATCCCGCCCAGGTTGCTGGCCCCGTCACCGAGCCCGTCGGCGTCGCTGTGGGTATCGCGCAGTGCCGACCGGGTCCGCTCCAGGTTGGCGATCAGGGAACGGTCCCGGGCCATCTTGCCGAAGAGCGTCTTGTCGCCGGTGCGCTCAAACTCCTGCGCCAGCGACCGGACACGAGTCTGGGCCTCTGCGATCTGGTGGTCCAGGTTGGCGGTGCCAGCGCCGGCCCGGCTCAGCGCGTCCTCGGCCTCCTGGCCAGCGGAGCGGAATCCGCGCTGCACGGCGTTCAGGGCGCGGCCGAGACCCGAGTCCCGCGCGATGATGTTGAAGATCAGACTCGTGTCGGACATTGACTGCCGCCTACCCCTCAGCCTCGGACCGGTTGTGGTTCTCGACCCAGTCGGCGAGGGCGACGAACTGCTCTATTGGCAGATCGTCAATCTCCCAGGGGCGGATGTGGAGGTAATGCGAGAAGAGGCCCAGAAGTTTCAGCCTTCGTCGTTCGAGGGCGCTTTTCCCAGGTCGCTCTCTTCGAGGTCCTTCTTGCCGAGCCGGTCCGCGATTTCAGCGTCGAGTCGCTCGATGATGCTGGTCTTCTCGGCGCTGTCGACCGGCGCCGCCTCGATCTGCGCGCGCAGCTTCTGCAGGTCGGCGATGGAGTAGTCCAGCTCCAGCTCGCCCATGTAGAAGTCGGGGGTGTCTTCCAGGCGCAGCGTGTGGTGGTCCTTGCGCATCAGATGCCAGAGCAGCACCTTGCGGGACGTGGCGCTGCCGGACTGGATCGACTCGACCCACTTGGTCCAGGTCATGCCGGACCGCTTCTCGATGATCTCGGCGTCGGACTGGCGGACCCGGTTCGGGTCGAACTCCCAGTCCTGGCCACTGTCCTCGGAACCTTCGGGGCGGTATTTGACGAGCATGCCCATTCGCCTCTCAGGTATTGCGAGCGATCCGCTCGGCTGTGTGATCCATGGCCGCTTTCACGGCGGCGCGGTATTCGGCGTGGCGCTTTTTCATTTCGCCGTCGAACCAGTTCGGCTTTCCGATTTGGCGGACCCAGGCCGCGTCGTTCTTGCGGCCCTTCTTCGGGAAGATCGGGTGGCGCCAGCCGTCGGTCATGTTCGTGCGCTTGGCCGGGTTGTTGAAGCCGCGGATCTGCTGCTTCTTCACCTTGATCTTGACCTTGGCGGAGCGACCGGAAAGCTTGGTTTCCTGCTTGATCTCCTTGGCGATGGCCCGCCGTAGCGAGCCGCCCGGGTTGAGCAGGCCGCTGGATGGCATCGACATGATCGAGGCCTTGGCCCCGACCAGGGCCGGCCTGGTGGCCTTGCGCAGGTTCTGCAACAGCTCCCGGCGCATAGCCTTGCCGTCGTCCTCGTACTTGATCGCGACGGCGAGGTCGGCGAGATCTTCGCTGGTTACGGATGCGGTGATCACGCCGACCTCCTCTGCGTCAGGCCGTGGCGCGGGTGATGGCGCCGGTGGTCGGGAAGGTCACGCTGAACTCGGCGACGTCACCGACCGAGCCGGCGATCGGGTTGTGCTGGCGCACCAGGGCCGAGCCGGTGTACTTCGGGTTGGAGGTGCCGACGGCCGAGGAGTTCAGCCGGGTCTCGAAGGTCGCGACGGTGCCGAACAGCGGCCACAGGATCGAGTCGAGGGCGGACGCCGCGACATCCTGCTTGAAGGTCAGCGCCAGCGATCCGCTCTTGATCCCGCCAAGGTTCTCGTGCCAGCCGGCGGAGCCGAACGTGGTGGTGTCCTTCTCTTCGACCTCCACGTTCAGCTCGATCTTGGAGCAGTACGCCGACAGGTCGGTGCCGCCGATGGAGATGTAGGACTGAAGCAGTACCTGCTTGGCCATGAGGCCCCTCTTTCCGGGTTAGTTGATAAAGCGCTGACCTGCGGGAACGGCCTGATTTGGCCGCAGCGAAGCCCAGCCAGCAGGTGGTGCCTCGGGTATCGGTTGGCCCGGATTGGGCCGCCCACGAAGAAGCCCCCGACGACCGAAGTCGGCGAGGGCCTAAGAAGCGGTGGATCAGGCGATGCCCATGGCGCTCATGAACAGCAGCGACGGCGTGGTGCCGGTGACCGTGTAGTTCAGTCGCCAGAACGTGTCGGTGATCGGCCCCTGGATGCGGAAGACCTGACCGCCGATGCTGTTCGAGGCGCTGAACGTGATCCGGGTGGTCGGGGAGCCGAAGCCGACCAGGGCGGCGGACTGGATGGTGGCGGTGACGCTGGGCGTGGTGCCCGCGACGCTCATCGTGTGCAGGGTGCCGATGAGGTAGTCGTTGGCGCCGAGCGCGGGCAGCGGGCCGATGATGGTGCCGGTGCCGGTGGTGGTCCGCACGGTGGGGCTTGCGAGCACCACGCCGCGGCCGACCGGCCAGTTGCCGGCCCAGTTGCCGGTCCACGGGGCCACGTCGCCGACCGCACCGCCGAGCACGTAGTTCTGGCGCAGGAAGCCGCTGTTGTAAGCGACCGCTCCGTCGTCCGCGGTGGACGGGCAGACGGTGACCGCCTGAACCGCACCGAGGAAGGCGAAGCTGCCGTCGTCGGGGAGCAGCACCCCCGTGGACGGGGTGCTCTGGGCGTCCCACTGGCCGGAGCCGGCGATCTGCGAGCTGGCGATACCGCCGATCGCCTCGTGCCAGGCCTGGCCGGTCGCGACGAAGGCGGTGGTGTCCTTTTCCTCGACCTCGACGCTCAGCTCCGCCTTGGTGCTGTAGGTGGTCAGGTCGGCGCCGCCGGCGAATAGGCGCACGTTGTGCAGCACGAACTTGGCCACTGTCAGCTCCCAATCAAGCGAACGGTGATGTTCGCGCCGTAGAAGGTTTCGTTGTTGCCGACCTGGATCAGGCCGTAGCCGTCGATCCGGTCGATCGAGAGGTCGTCGCAGGCGCCGTTGAGGGCGAACTCGCCGGGCTCGCCGCGGGCCGCCATCAGGGCGGTGCGCACCGAGTACGGGCCTGAGCGGCTAATCAGCTGGTCGAGCTTGCGTTGGCCGTCGAGGTCGTCGGCGGCCGATACGAAGACCGAGCACGTGACGACCGCGATGTCGCTGCCGCCGAAGGTGTTGTTGACCTCGACGGAGACCTCACCGGCGAAGAAGCAGGGCAGGTGAGGGCTGGAGGGCAGGTACGAGTAGGCGTCGAGGCCGGGGATCTCCGCGACCGTGATCGCGTTGGCCAGTTCCTGCTTGACGAGCGAGTAGTCCATCAGCGGCCTCTCACGCGAAGCCGGGCAGGATCAGGTGGCTGACCAGGGCCTCGACGTCCGGGTCGACGCGGGAAACGCGCACGGTGCCCCAGTCGGCGTTGGCAATGACGCCCTGCGGGGAGTCCTTGCGGCGGTACAACCGGGCCGCGAGTAGCTGGGTAGCCAGGGCCACCTCGTCCGGCACGGTCGGCCAGCCCCAGCGGGCGGTCACCCGGATGCTCGTGACGCCTGAGAGCCAGGCCGAGTTGGCCTGCAGGTAGGTGATCGGCTGGCCGTAAGCGATCGCGTTGTCCGGGCCCGGATAGAACGTGCTGACCGAGGAGTAGCTGCCGACCGAGCCGGTCTCCAGGAGCAGGCCGGTCGAGCTGGCCACATCGTCGATCAGCAGGCCGGCGCCGTACGGGGACCGAAAGACGCGGCGCGCGGTCGGGAAGGTGCGAGCCGATACAGCGCGGTCCGCGTAGAACCGGCGGCCGCAGATCTGGTCGATCCTTCGGCTGGCCGCCCGGATCGCGATGTCGATCAGGTCGTCGCGGGTGTCGTCGGTCTCCTTGTTCAGCGCGGCTTTGACCATCGCGACGGAGGTGTAGTTCTGGGGCGCCGGGTTGGCGACGGAGAAGCCGCCGTAGTCGACGTCGGTAACCGCGCCGGTCACCGACCAGACGTAGGTGTGGTCGCCGACCTGGTCGGTAACGTAGGTGCTGGCGTCGTACTGCCCGAGGCTGGTGCGGGTAACGGAGCCGAGCGCGGTGGTGCCGTCCGGCTTGTTGATGGCGAGCGCCACGGTGGCGTCGGTCAGGACGCCGTCGCGGTCGTAGACGAGGTGCCGCAGGTTCACGCCGTCGCCAAGGTCGTACGTGGGCACCTGCGGCCTCCCCTATTCAGTGGTGATCGTTCGATATCGGCTGCTGGTCGTAGTGGTGAGCAGCCGGCCCCGGGTCTCGGAAACCAGCACCTGATTCGGCGAGCTGGTCCTGCCCGGAGGCGGTGGCTGGACGGCGTCAGCCGCCACTACGGCCGCGGCGGCGCTGACTCCGATGGAGGCCGAGGCGTCGTACGCGGCCACGGAAACCGCCGCGGTCGCCGCTGGAGCAGACGTCGTGGCGGAGGTGGTGACCGTTGCGTCCAGCGCTGAGGCGGCGACTGCGGCCAGCTCGGCGGGCGGCTGGGCCGCCAGCGTCATGGTCGCGTCGTAGCCGGTGACGGCCACCGAAGCGGCCCCAGTGAGGGCGTCGATGGCCACTGACACGCTGGCCAGGTAGGCCGTAGCTGCCACCGCGGCAATATCCGCGAGCGTGGCCGCGTCGACCGCCACCGTGTTCGCCGCCACCGAGACCAGCGCCGTCTCCGCCGAGGCGGACACCGAGGAACTGGTCGTGACCGTGGCGTCGTTGGCTGCTGCGGTAACGCTGGACAACTCGGCCGGAGGCTGGGCCGCCAGCGCGGTGGTCGCGTCGCTGGCGCTAGCGGTGACCGCCGCCGCCTCGGCAGGTGCCGAGACAGAGGAGCTGGTCGACACACTGGCGTCGTACGCAACAACCGCCGCGGCCGTGGCCTCGGCGTTGGGTTGCGCAGCGACACTGGCGTCGCCTGCTGCAACGCTGACCGAAGGCGACTCGGCCACCGGGCTGACCGCGAACGTTGCTGCTGCGTCATACGCGGTGGCCGAAACAGCGCTGGTCTCTGCCAGCCCGCCCGCTGCCAGCACCGCGTCGTAGGCCGCCGCAGCCACGCCGGCCGTTTCGGCCGGCGCAGACACCGAGGCGCTGCTGGACACCGTTGCGTCGTACGCATCGCTGGCTACGGCTGTTGCCTCAGCCGGCGGGCTTGCCGCCAGGGTCGTCGTAGCGTCGTACGCTGCGGCTGCGACCGCGGCGGCCTCAGCCTGAGGTGAGATCGCTACAGCGACCGTGGCGTCCTGCGCGGCGACCGCAACCGCGGCCTGTCCGGCGTTGGCGCCCACAGCGGGTGTAGGCGCCTGTGCCGCCACATCAACTGCCGCGTCCACGGCGTTTGGTCCGGCCGACACAACCGCGGCTTGGGCGGCCGCCGTGACGGCTGTAGCTTCTGCCGGTGGGGCGGTCAGCCCAGGAGAGGCGTCGTAGGCGGCTGCGGTTACCGCTGCGGCCTCGGCTGGTGCGTTGGTGCTTGGAGGCCCGCCGGAGTCGGCGATGAGGACCAGGGAGTTGTAGTAGCCGTACACCGGCGGCTCCCTGCTCTCAGATCGACCAGACAGCCCAGTCGAAGGCGCGGCCGGTGCCGGAGGTCTGCTTGAGCGTGAACTTGGCGCCGTTCGGGCACATGAACGGCGGCGAGATGAACAGCGGGGACGCGTCCACTGCGGTCACGGTGATTACCGCCGCCTGGCGGTAGGTGCCGCCTGAGGTGATCGTTTTGCTGTAGACCCTCAGCTCCGCGATCTCGCCGGAGACCATGTTGTTGGTGTCCACAACAAACTGGAATGTCCCGGCCGTCGCGGAGTCGTAGACGGCGTGCTCGGTGCTGATCACCGCAGTCTGGGTCCCCGAGGACGCTACGGAAGCGGCCATGTCACGTCCCGTCCGTAGTGTCAAGCAGGCCCAACACGATGCGGATCAGTGCGTTGTTCTGGCGGGTCAGCGCCTTCACCTGCGCAACAACCTGGGCGTTCGTGGGGTTGGCGACGCCGAGCGCTGTGATGTTCCCGCTGATCGCGTTGCCGGCCTTGGACTTCAGGTCAGCCAGGTTCAGCTGGTCAACGGTTGGATCGGGAACCTGCTCCGTAACCGTCTGGCGAACACGCTGGCCGGTCCCATCGAAGACCCAGACGTCGTACGTGATCGTGGACATCTAGGCCTCCTAGAAGTAAGTCGTGACAATGACGAGGCCGTCGCCGCCAGCGCCGCCGGCGCCGGAATTGAAGCCGTTGAGGCTTGCACCGCCGCCGCCAGCGCCGCCTGCGGGGAAGCCGCCGGCACCGCCGGCACCGCCAGCGGCGGAATTCGAGGCGACCCCGGCGCTGCCGCCACCCGAACAGAATCCGATATACCCCAGGTTGACTCCGGGGTTCCCCGCGGTTCCGGCACCGGAGTGGGCGCCGCCTCGGTTATTAGCGACCCCGGTTGCTCCGTAGTTATTGCCACCGCGTTCGCCGAACGTGTTGACCGTGTCGGAGGAGGTGATGCCGGTGCCAGCAGCACCGCCCCCGCCACCGCCTTGGCCGATCGCAACGAAGGGGCTCGAAGTGGGGAAGCTATTTCCCACTTCGCCGCCTAGGCCGCTGGAACTTGGCGAGGACAGGGAGCCTCCCGGTCCGCCGGCGTCACCGCCCGAGGACGGAACACCCGACTGGGTTTGCGAGGAGGTAGATCCTCCGGCGCCGCCTGGGCCGCCGCCCGCATTGAAATGGTGGAAGGTGCTTGGGCCTCCGTCACCTCCGGCGCCGCCAGAGGTGTCGTTAGAAGTCGCGTTCGCCCCCGCCGTGCCGCCTGCGCCAACCTGCACCGAAACCGACGACGGAAGCGCGGAAGCTACGGAGCTGGCCATTACTCGCCCGCCACCGTTGCCACCGGCCCCGCCATATCGGGAAGAGGCGGCGGCACCACGCCTTCCGCCACCACCGCCACCACCGGCGCCGATACATGTCACCTCGACGAGCTTGGCGTTCGCCGGCTTCGTCCACGTGCCCGACGTGGTGAATACCTGGACATCGACTGCGCCGGTGGGCCAGAAACCCATGACCGCCTCCTAGCTCGGAGGCGGCGGCCTCCAACGTTGGTTGGTAGTGGAATGTTGAGCAGGGCAGGGCCCGTCAGGACGAGGTCCAGCGAGCCAGGCCGTTGGCGTTCCAGACGATCGTGAAGGTCCCGGCGGTGACGCTCTGCGCACCGCCGAAGTAGTTGAAGCAGACGCCCTGGTCGGCCACCGTGCCCGCGGTGATGGTGTCGTCGTAGACGAGGCAGCCGTAGGCGTTGGTGATGGTGACGTTGCCGGCACCGGCCAGGTCGGCCGCGTCGAACATGCAGACGCCGGTCGCCGGAGCGGTGAAGGTCTTCGAGGCGAGCGCGCGGCCGGTGGAGGTCCAGTTGGTCGCGTCAGTGACCTCGTTGGTCGTGGTCCACACGCCGGTGTTGAAGCCGGTGCTGGCGACCGCGGCGTCCTTGTCGGGCGTGGTCGTGTTGTTGAACAGGGCCGCCTTGACGGTGTCGGAGTCCAGACCGGTGTAGCTGGTGCCGGACACCTGCAGGGTCATGATGTTCCACTCGCGGAACACCGAGCTGTTGGTGAAAGCCATGATCTATCTCCTTGCGGGCTTACGCCGCGCCGTTGGCGTGGGCGGTGGGGGCGAAGACGGCAAGGTCGGTGTGGCCGTCCGGGTACTCGGTGGTGATCGACATGATCGGGCGGCCGTCGGCGTCGAGCCGGACGTCCTCGGAGCCGAGGTAGTCCTCGCGCTCGTTGGCCGTCACCCGGACCTTCGAGCCGGCCGGCACCATCGGAGCGGTGAAGCCCTTCAGCCCGGCGCAGGCGTGGAAGCGGGTGTGCGGCTGGACCTCGCGGGTCACGTCGGTCAGCTCGCAGTTGGGGCACTCCCAGCGACGCTCGGGGACCGTGAACATGGGGATCTGCACGAGCGCCTCCGGGCATGGAAAAAGCCCGCCGGAGCGGGACCACTAAATGCTTGTTCTGTGGTGTTTCCTAGATCAAAAAGGGCGCGCCATAATCAGCGTTATGTGCGGCTGGAGCCCTCAGTCGGTGGGTTCCGGGTCGGTGGCCGCGGGCTTGGCGGTGGCCCGCTTGGCGGCTGGCAGCTCTACCGGATCCCCCGCCCAGGGCTGGTCCCCCCGCAGGGGCGCGGGGCCCTGGGCGACGTCGGCGGGCGCCGCCTTCGCGGTGTCGTCCGCGGGACGTTTCGCTGCCATCAGACCGCCTCCAACTCTCTGTCCAGTCGCGCCAGGGCGAGCTGTTGGTCGAAGGCGCCCTCGTCGAGGAACGCCATGCCTTTTTCGTGCGTGGTCTTGACGGCGGTGTTGACGTGCACCGGGATGCCGCAGGAGGCCAGCCGGACGCAGAACGACAGGTCCTCGGAGAACGTCCGGGGCTTGCCCTTCAGCGCCGTCGGGTGCGTGATCGGGTCGAACCAGCAGTCGCCCGCGGTCGCCCGTACCGTCTCCAGCACTGAGCGGTGGATCAGTAGGCAGGCGGCGCCGGTGCCGGCAACCTCCATCACCTGGTCGCGGGGGTAGTCCGGGATCGGGCGGAAGCCGATCTCGTCGCCGGTCTCGATGTACTCGTAGACCGTCGGGATGATCTTGAATCGCTCCGCGTACAGCGGCGTGGCCGCCGACCCGGCCTTGTCCCGGACGCCGGCGAAGCACAGCCCGCCCATCACCGGCCGGGCGGTGGGATCCGCCGAGGCGATCAGCCGGTCGAGGGTGTCCGCCGCGAAGCCCATGTCGCTGTCGATGAAGAACAGCCACTCGCCCTGGGTGTTCTCGAGGAACCCGCGGGCCACCTTGTTCCGGTTGGCGGGGATGCCGCCGGAGCCGGTGAGCGCGCGCAGCTCGCCCGGGCCGGAGCGGGCCATGCGCTGCTCGTGGAACGCGTCGTAGATGCACAGGTCGCGGTAGGACAGCCCGAAACAGGCCGACCAGTTGCCGGCGTCGAGGAAGCCGACAACGGCCGAACCTGTGGTCACCGCGAGGCAGGCTCCGACGTGTCGATCGGCGGCCTTGTCGGGGCAGGCGCAGCGGCCGGTCCCGGCGCCGGTCACGGACGCTTGGTGATGCGGCGCTCACCCGGCGCGCGGGTGGCGGTCTCGATCCGGACCGACTCGACCGGTTCGGGGTGAGCCGACTCCAACTCGTCGTCGCTGACGAACATCCACCGGGCGGCCTGCGCGATCGGGTCGTCCTCGTCGTACGGCTGGGCCGGGTTAGGCACCATGTGCGCGCCCAGCTCGGGCACCCATACGGCGCAGGGGCCGCCCATCGACGCGGGGCGAACTCGCAAGATCTTGGCCATCGTCTTCTCCTCCGCAGGGCTCTCGCAGGGCAGACGGAAGGGCCGGGGCGCCCTGCGAGAGGCCCCAGCCCTTCCGGTTCGTGCGTGCAGCTCGGCGTTACGCCGAGGTCTTGTCCACCAGCAGTCGGAACGCCGCGAGGTTCGCCGCGTCCGCGCCCGTGCGCCAGTACGCGAAGTAGCCGCGCCGGCCGTCGGGCAGGTTGTTGGCAGTGTTGAACAGCTGCGGGATGTACTCGACGGACATGCCGCCGGGCTTGTCGACGATCACGTAGTTGCTGAAGTCGCCGAACAGGATCTCGTTGTCCAGCGCCGTGGTCGTCTGGGTGGTCGGGGCGTCGTCCGACTCGACAACCGGCCGGTTGAGCCAGCGGTCCGCCACAGCCTGGGTCAGGTCGCCCGAGTAGGACGAGGACCAGGCCGTGCCCAGCCGCTTCACAGCCAGGCTGTAGAGCGGGTTGGTCAGGAAGGTGGACTTCCCGCGCCAGCGCACCGGGACGGCCCGGTACAGCGCGTGGATGTCGACCTCGCCGATCGTCGCCGCGGTGGTCGAGGTGACCTGCACGCCCGAGGACGCGTTGGCCGCGGTGAAGATGCCCTTCGGCTGGTTCGAGGAACCCAGACCGCTGGCGTGGGCGACGCCCTCCAGGCGGTCCTTGGCGTCCGCGAACAGCATCATCACGTCGCTGGTCAGGTTGCTGATGTCCTGGAACGCCGCGATGGAGCCCTGCACGAAGGCCTGCGCGATGTTGGTCGGGATCGACACCGAGCCCATGGTCGGGGTGTCATCCGACACCTCTGCCAGCTCGCCGTCCCACGACGCGGTGACGCCGGCCGTGGTGACACCATGCCAGACGGTCTCGCCGTTGTTCAGCGTGACGACCCGCGACAGGCCGCGGATCACGTTGCTGGAGCCGCTGTTCGTCAGGATCAGCGTCGGGTCCAGGTGGGTCGGCAGCAGGTACCCGCCGTTGGTGTTCGAGCCCACCGACATCGCGGTGCGCTCCTCGGGCGTGAGCAGCTCGGAGCGGCCCATCATGAGCTTGGCGAAGCCCGACTCGTACTCGGGACGCGACCGGCCCAGCAGCTCCTCGGCCCACTCACGGCCGCCGGCCTGGCCCGAGTGACGGTTCAGCAGCCGCTCGAAGTGCCGCTGGTTGTCGCCGTCGATCTCGCGGCCCTCGTTGGCGCGGATGATCGCGCCGACCAGGTTCTGGCGAGTCGCCGCGGGTCCACCGTTGATGGGCGCGAACGGGTCCTGGCGCGAGCCAACCTGCGTGGAGCCCCAGCGGGCGCGGGACTCGGCGACGCGGGCCGCACGGGCCTCGGTCTCCTCGGCCGCGGACACCTGGCCACGGACCGTGGTCTCCTCGGTGTCGAGGGTGTCCCAGCGGGTCTGCTGCTCGTCGGTCAGGGCCGCCTCACCGGCGGCCTCGTGGATGCCGCGCCGCTCTGCCTCGATGGCCTCGAGCCGGGCGCGGAGTTCAGCCAGATTCATGGCCGTTACCCCTTCAGGGTTGGGTACAGACGCAGGCGCCGTTGCGCAGGCGTGAGCCCTCCCGAGTGGCGCGCGGCCGAGTCGGTGGGTGTTGCGGTCGCGAGTCCGGGGTCGTTCGGAGTGCCGGTGACGGCGGGTCCGTTGGAGCGGAGTGCGGTGAGCTTGGAACGCAGGTGGTCGACCCGCTGCGGGTCCTGACGTGCGAGGTGTTCGTAGTACGTGTCGGTGGCCGAAACGCAGCGCATGCCGGCCGTCGCGGTGGGGGAGGCGGGCCAGGTAACGGGGCCGGCCTCGAAGACCCGAGCTTCCTTGATCGTCCGCTCGGGCAGCCCGTCCGGGTTGTGGTCGGACTTGTCCGGCTCCTCGTTCCACTCCTCTTTGATCACGCGGAACATGAACGAGGAGCCGTAGGCACCGGAACGCAGGCCGGGCAGGAGGTCACGGTTGTAGGAGGTGTCCCACAGCCAGACCGTCGAGCGGGGGCTGTCGGAGTCCTCGGCCAGCTCCTCGATGTCACCGAGCAGCTTCTGGCCGATGAACAGGTCCTGGCCGTGGTTGAACAGCGTCTTGACGCTGTGCGCGTCGACCTTCGTCGCGTCGTTGTGCGCGCCGATGGTCCGCTTGAAGGCGCCCGGGACGGTGCGCTCCAGGAAGGAGCCCTCCCAGTAGCTGTCGATGCGGTACCAGGTGTTGAACGGCGAGAAGCGCACGTCCATCAGGCCCAGGCCCTCGCGCTCGGCCACTGTGGTGTCGGTCGAGCGCAGGCCGCACGGGACGAGGGTGGTGCGGACGATGTCCAGGTCGGGCAGCGTCAACGTATTCATGCGTCCTCGCCCTTCGCGTTGGTGTTGGGGCTGGGGTCGGCGGGAGCCTTGGTCAGCGCAAAGGGCTTCGCCCCCCACGAGACGGGGCGCATGTCTTCGTCCTGGCGAACCTCGTCGATGACCCGGAAGCCGGTCCTCAGCGCGATTTCGTAGGCGCGGTAGCGGTCCAGGGTGGTCATTTCGAGCAGGGCGTCACGGTCGATCCGGACGTACTGCGACTGCGGCAACATCTCGGTAAGCAGCCGCTCCAGCCGGCGCAGCCACTTGTTCAGCGAAAACTGCAGCAGGTCCGCGGATCGGTCCACGCGGTTGGTGTAGGTCAGCGACCCGCCGCCGTTGCCCGTCGACCCGTAGCCGAGGACCTCGGCTACACCGGGGCCGAAGATGCGAGCGCACTCCGCGGCAGACCAGCCCTGGGTCTCCAGGAACTGGGACTCCTCCGGGGCGATCTGTACCGCCTGGTACTTCCAGCCCTTGCCCATGACGACCGGCTCGCGGGTGCCGCGCAGGGCGGCCATGAACCGCTCCTTGGCGGTCTTCGACTGCGTCTCGTTCAGGTCGGTTTCCTCGTTGGTGAGGATCCCGCCTGGGTGGGCGCCGTCCTGGAACCACTGCAGGCCGAACTGGGTTGTGGTCAGCGACAGGCCGATCTGCGCGGCATGCGCGGAGATCGCCGACAGGCCGAGCACCCGGCCCGGCACCGCATTGGCGCGGCGGTGCAGGAAGTCCGCCGGCCGTTCCACCAGCTGACCCATGACCCGCCAGCGCACATTGCCGTCGGAGTCGATGAATCCGGCAACGTCGTCGGGGTGCAGCAGGGAAATCTGGGTCGGGAAGCCGTACTGCGACGACCTGTCCAGGACCTCGCCGAACGCGTTACCGCGCAGCAGCCACGACTGGAGGATCTGGTAAGACCAGTCCTGCAGCCCGTGACCGTCGCCGGCCGGGTCGAGCAGGTAGCTCGGGGTGGCCAGTTGCTTGCGATCGGCTCCGCTACCGCGGTAGACGTGCGCCGGCAGCTCGGAGGTCAGCGAGCAAATCAGGTCGACCGCCGCGCGCACCGCCACGGACTGCATCGCGGTCTCGCCGACCGTGACATCCACCGCGGTGTACGACGGCGGCCCGGTCGGGATCGAGTAACCGGGGATGCGGACCGAGCGGGCCTGAGCAACCGGCTGCTGGTTCCGTCCCTGGCCAAAGAACAGACCCACTACGGCACCCGCCGATCAACTAGCAGCAGGAAACCGCCGGCGGCGATGAAGCCCAGTGGCAGCCAGGCCCGGTATAGGCCGTAGGACACGAGAAGAGCGCCGAGCACCCCGGGGGTCGTCCGCAGGAACCGGCCAGAGCGGTCAGCGACATAGCCGCTGACCTGCTCAACCTTCTTGCGGGCGGGGTTCATGAACGGTGCCCCCTACCAGATGTTGACCATTGGGTCGTACTGCGGCTTGGTAAGCAGGTGTTTGCGGGTCAGGAAGGACCAGTAGGCGAGGGTCGCGGCCACCAGGGGGCTGATGTCCGTGCCGCCCTTGCGGTCCCAGGCGGATCCGCCGGCGAGCGCCCGCGTCTTCGCGCCGGCCAGCGCCAGGTCGAGCACGTTGTCGTCGCTGTGGAACAGCTGCCGCTGACGCACCGCGTCGACGAACAGGCCGAACGCGGCGGCGGCGTCACCGGCGGTGGGGATGGCCAGATCGCCGCGTTCCGGCTCGTCGGCGTTGTCGGGTCGGGCAATACCGACCTTCTCGAGGTCCAGCAGCAGGCTGCCGCCGGGGCCTTTGACGTCCAACCCGATCGCGATGGGGTTGTACTCGGCCCTCAGCTGGGCCAGCTTCGCGGGCACCCAGTCGGTGCCGGCCGCGTACGCCACTACCGCGATCTGCATCGGACCGTCGTGGTCCTGGGGTGCGCCCAGCGCGGAGTTCGCCGGACGCGTACCCACGGCCACGATCGCCGCGTGGGTACGCGCCGGGTTGATGTCCACCGCGAAGGCCAGGTCGCCGGGGCGGGACGCAGGATCTGCCAGCTCGGCCCAGAGCCTCGGGTCGATCACGCCAGAGCCGGCCGCGATCTGCCGGGGCCAGATGCCTAGGCGCTCGCGGGCGAAGTCGGCCGGCGGCATCGTCGCCAGTTCGCGGCGGACGAAGTCCAGCGCGATGCGGATGCCGGCGGCCGGGTTGGTCAGCAGCCAGTTGTCCTCGCTGCCGAGGTCGACCGTCTCCAGCTCCTCGAGCGAGACGCCCTGCAGGCCGTAGTCGTACCAGCAGAGGCTGTCGTCGCCCTTGAGCGCGCGGGTGCGCAGGTTGAATAGGTGCTCGCCGGACATGCCGTCGAGCGGCGGGGAGCTGGTGTACCAGATCTGTGGGTTCGGCCGCGACGACAGCGTCGGGATCAGCGCGGCCATCTGCTCCGGCGTCAGCGCGTACGCCTCGTCGAGGATCACCAGGTCGGCGGAGAAGCCTCGGCCGGAGCCCTTCGAGCGGGCCACGAACTTCAACCGGGCGCCGTTCTTCAGCTCGATGCCCTCGTTGCCGTTGCTGCGGTGGATCGCCTTGACCAGCTTCTTCAGCTCCGGGTCGCGGGTGAACAGCTCCTCGCAACGGCGGAACGCCTCGATCGCGGTCTTCATCTCGTGCGCCGACCAGAGGATGAGCTTCTCGCCGAACAGCAGCAGCCCCGCCAGGACGCGCGCCTCCAGGACGCTGCCCTTACCGTTCTGGCGGCTGACGATGAGCCCGCACTCGAAGCACGCCCAGTTGCCCCGGGCGTCCTCGCCTAGCGAGTCGGCGAGAAAGTCCGCCTGCCAGCCGTCGAGGTTGAGGCCCGCCTTGGCGGCCAGCTGGATCGCCTCGGCGCCGGAGGACGTGACGCTCGGCGGGACGTTACGAGCCTGCGGATGCCGCGAGCCGTGCTGCCTCCGCCTGGCGCTTGCTCCGTGCAGCAGCGAGCTGGTCAAGTTCCGTCTCCCCGGTGATCTCGGGGAGGTCGTCCAGCTCGCGGACGATCTCGCGCAGTTCTTTGGCGAGGGTGGGGATGGTCCGGGCGTCCGGCGGGACACCGCATTTGCACTCGCAGCCGCGGCGGTGGCCGGCGTCGCCGTCCAGCTCGGCCGCCAGGCGATCCCTGATGGCCTCCAGGAGCTGCCTACGGCCCCCTGAGGCGCCTACAGCGACTTTCGGGGTCACGGGCCACCCCCAGCGTGTTGATCAAGCCGTAGTAGGGCTGCGGGGAGAGAAATATGTTGGCTGGCGGCGGGGACGACAAGCCGGCCCTCTGAAAAACCCACCGATGTCGATAGGTACTTCGACCGTGCTCGATGTCGTTGCATACCTTGACCTGCGCAGATACCACGCGTGGGCACAGGACTAGAACATGATCACCATGCATGCCTCGGCTGGAAGGTGGGCGCCTGCTCGACGTGGGGTCGAGCACCCCTCTCCTGGTTGCACCTGCGTGGCCTACCGTCTAGTCGACGTGGACACGTGGCACACCCACGCACACCATGAGCCGAGCGCCAGTTCCCGTAGTCCAGCTTGGTACGCATGACCGACCTGGGCACTGCATGGTCCACCTGGTCAGCACCAGGGTGATGGCAGATCCAGCAGATCGGGTTCGCAGCGAGAAACGCTCGGCGCGCCCTGCGGTACCTAGCCCCGTCCTCGGTGTGCTGAGACATGGCCAACCCCCGGACATGACGAAAGCCCCCGCGCGACCAATACGCAGCGGGGGCTTTCGAGATTCAGGACGGTCTTCTGCCGTTGGCTAGCATCGTAGCTGCCCTTTAGCAAGGGGGCAACGACCAGGTAGTTGGTGTCCCTATTCGCTGATGATGACGTCGCCTGTGCGCACGTCGATGTACCCGAGGTACTCCACCACGCCGTCGGTCTCCAGCACGATGGACAGGTTGCCCACCTTGTTGCGCACCACCCTGGCCCCGGGATACTTCATGATCACGGCTGGCAGAGCCGAGGCCAGGCGGCGGTACCCAGTCAGCAGGTCCGGCAATGGAGTGGCGACTCCCATGCCAGGTATAACGGCTGGGCTCACGCTGCCACCCTCACCCGTTCGGCCATGTCCGCCAGGTCTTCGCCTTCCCAGCTGGACTGGCACTCACCGCAGTACGCCAGCTGCTCCGTCCCGTTGACGAAGATCGAGCCCCTGGTGCTGCAGATCGGGCAGGTGATCCTCGGCCGGAACACCTGCGTCTGCCAGCCCGTCATGACGGCGGCCCAGCGCCGCCAGGTCTTCATCTCCTGGTACAGCGCGTCCAGGGTGTCCAGGTCGAACCGCGGAGCGACGCCGACCAGCGCCCGGATGTTGGACTCGACGGTGTCCCGCGAGGCCAGCCGGATCGACGTGACCCAGCGCAGCGCGCCGGCGCAGATGTCGTCGTAGCGGCTGAACGCTTCGATCGCCAGTGGCGGCCGGGACTTCTGCTTGATCCTGCCGCCGCCCTCCTGGGCCACCTTGACCGGGTCCACCGCGGCCTCGTACAGCTGGGCCAGCAGGCCGGGCTGGGTGGTGCGGTGCTCGCGGTGCTTGCGGTTGCGGTTGATGTCCCAGTACGGGATCCGCTCGATGTGCGCATGCGGCTCGGTCAGCTCGTCGGCGGTGTCCAGCAGGAGGTAGAACGTCGTCTGGCTCATCGTCCGGCCTCCGGGTGGTTGGCATCGAGGATCTCCAGGGGCTGCCCGGTGTCACCGCAGTGCTGGCAGCGGTCCCACCTTGCCCAGATGTACTGCGGCACCACGTCGCTGATCCGCGTGGTCTCTGCCCGGTCCACCCGGCGCGGTTCCTCGCAGCGCCGGCAGAGGTGGGTCGCCCTCATCGGCCGGCCTCCGGGTGGTAACCCAGCCTCTTCAAGATCTCCATGAACTCGGCACCAGACATAACGACGGCCCAGTCCCGGGCGTCGCCCTTGCCGCGCAGCTTGAACCAGCACGCGCCGACCTCGGCCTTCGCGTTCGCCTTCTCGGCCGCGACCTCCTTCAGCCAGGCGCCGATCGTGATGGCGGAGCAGTTCTTCGCCTCGATCATCACCGGGAACCCGCCGATGTTGATGTCTCCGCGGTCCTCGGCTCCAGCCAGGGCGCGCCGCTCGGCGTGCACCCAGCCCGCCTCGATGAGCGCCTTGACGATGCCGGTCTCGCCGGCCGTTCCCTTGGCCTTCGACTTGTTGACCATCAGAACGCACCGTCCGACCGCGGGCTGATCTTGTGTAGGGCCTCGACCGTGCGGTCCCGGTGAATCGAGCCCAGCGTCAGAGGGGCGTTTGTAGCCGCTGCCGCGGCGCGGATGATCGCCACCATGTCCGCCTGGCTGAGCCGCAGCAGCCGGTGCAGGTGCGGCGGGACGAAGGCGACCTCCAGGTCCAGGGCCTCGCAGAGCGCCAGCACGGTGTCGATGCCGGGCACGCTGTCGCCGGCCTCGATCCGGCCGATGGTCTGGCGACTGACGGCCCCGACCCGGATCGCGAGCTGGGTCTGGCTGGCGCCGAGTTCTTCGCGGCGGCGGATCAGCTGCCGGAGCAGAGGCAGCCACTGACGGAGGTAGTGGTTGATGTGGCGGACAGGCATGCGGTCCTCCGGGTCGTTGCTGATCATCAGGGTGGTGCGCCGGCCAAGCGCCGCCTCGCGCGTCAACACGAGGCGGCGGCCGGGTAGAGCTACTCGGGCTTCGGGATGCTCTGGTGGCACGAGGTGCAGGTGCCGAACTCGTACAGCAGCACGCCGAGCTGCACCATGCCGGGGAAGACTCCGTCGTCGTTATCTGGCCCCGTGCATTCGTGCCCGCATCCGTCGCAGGTCCGATCGGCGAGAGAGCCACGCCGATTGGAGAGCAAATGCGTGCACCGGACGCAGACGACCAGGCCTGGCTTCCAAGCGCAGGCGACGAGCGGCTGCGGCCTGGTCGGCTCTGGGTTGTGGCAGCACGTAGAGGCCTCCCCCAAGATCCAGGTAGCTAACGCGTCGCACACGCCCAGTCGAAGCCACTCTGGGTGGCTCTCTGCCGCCACGTACCCGCCACGGAAGCGCTCGGGGGACAGGGCCGCCAGGATCGAGTTGCGGACGCCGTCGGTCTCGCCGAACGCCGCATCAGCCTGGTCTCGGAACGAAACCGGCGCCATGCTCCGCAGCACTTCCGCTGCTCGCGCATACCGCGGGTCGGTAAGCATCCCCTCCATCGCCAGGGTCAAAGACGGCTTCATGCGGGTTCCTCTCGAATGGGGCAGCCGTGCCGGATAGATCACCATCTATGCGCATCCTAGGATGCCGTGAAGGTTGTTCGCTTCCTCATGCCGCCGCAGGTGCTGAGCGGTGGGCTGGGTGCCCAGCCGGCAGATTGCACGAGTCACAGGTCTGGTCGTCCAAGCCAAGGACCAAATCGCACCGGGGCCCGGTATAGACGCGAGGCGGGGTTGCTTCTTCTTCGTACTGGTCGAGGTTGTCGGCCGCGATGACGCTGGCGACGTAGGCCGCCGGGTTCCGGATTTCCCTGCCCTCCAGGATCTTCTTGAGGACCGCTTCGGCTGTGGCCAGATCCCAGTCCGGCCGGGCTTGAAGGATCTTGCGAACTGGCCCCTTCACCGCCACTGCTGCTGCTGTTGTTGTAGTTGAGATGGAAGAAGAGATGGTTGAGGGCACCTGGCGCACCCCCCCTAGGGCGCCTGGCGCACCCCCCCCGTGCAGGAGGTGCCCTAGGGCATTCTCCGCATTCCGGACAACTGCCTGGTCAGTACCTAGGGCACCTGGCGCACGCCCTAGGGCACGTGGCGCCCTAGGGGGGTGCGCCTCATGCCCTAGGGCATTAGGGACGAGTTGGACATCCGGGATCAGGAGACGGTACGTGGTTCGCTCCCCCGCGCCGAGCGCCTGGGCGGTCGTCGGGCGGTCTCGCTTGATCCACCCCTCCTCTTCGGCGAGGTTCAGGTGCTCCTGGATGGCGCGCCGAGAGAACCCGGTGATCTCGACGAGCTTGGCCAGCGAGGGGCTGTAGCGGTCCGGGATGACCCCGCCGGGCCAGTCGGCGAGTACGCCCATGTGCATCAGCAGCGCCCGGGTGACCGCCTTGAGTTTGGATGCCTGGAGGGCGCGGTTGAACTGCCACTGCTCCATCACGCTTTCACCGCCATGTCAGCCATGTCGACGAAACGTGCCCGGTGGAGCTGGGCCGCCACGACGATGGTGTCGGTGGGGCCGCCGCGGTGCTTGACGACGATGAGGTCGGCCTCGCCGACCCGCGGGGACTCCTTGTCGTAGTAGTCGTCCCGGTGGACCATGATGACAAGATCAGCATCCTGCTCGAGCGCCCCGGATTCGCGAAGATCACTCAGCTGCGGCCGCTTGTCGCTGCGCATCTCGGAGTTGCGGTTGAGCTGCGCGACCGCGATCACGGGCACGTCCAGCTCCTTGGAGAGCAGCTTCAGCCCGCGGCTCATGTCAGCGACCTCCTGCTGCCGCGAGTCCGTCTTGCGGGCTCCGGGGGTGAGCAGCTGCAGGTAGTCGATGACGAGCAGCCGCAGCCCGTGGCGCTGCTTCATCCGGCGCGCCTTTGACCTGATCTCGGTGAGCGTTGCACCGGGGCTGTCGTCGATGTGCAGTGGCGCCGGGCTGATCCGGTCAGCCGCGTGGTGCAGGGCGTCCCAGTCCTCGTTGGTGGCCTTGCCACTGGTCAGCATGTACAGCGGGACCTTGCTCTCCGCCGACAAGATCCTGGTGTTGATCTCGTCTCTGGCCATTTCGAGCGAGATGATGCCGACGGGCAGCCCGTCAGTGATGGCGTTGGCCCGGCAGACGTCGACGGCGAAGGTGCTCTTGCCCTGCCCGGGCCGTCCGGCCACGACGATGAACTGGCCACCTCGCAGGCCACTGGTGAGCCGGTCGAGGTCCCGGAACCCGGT